TCATTTGTGGGGAAATCTTTCTGTGTAAATATTCGCAATCCATATGACCCCCCAATCAAAAATGTTTTAATATCATGTTTTACCAACAGAGATTTCAGTTCTTCAAAACTTGGAATATCTGCAGAAACAGTTGCAAGATCCTTATCTGTTATAAACATTTTGTGTCCTTTTGTAATATATGTATTCAAATCTGTCTCTCTTTGTGTTGGTGTACTAAAAAACTTATTGTACAAGTATGCGGGGAGTGAAAGAATACTGGCCATATGATGATATTAATTATTTTTTTCATAATATGATACAAATATTCTTTTTTTCAAATTTTATTATCTGTATGAAATAGATGATAAAATGTGTGTAAAAAAAGAGAACTATGTGAATAATAAAATAGGATTATTATTACTTATAGGTTCTGGACAATGAGTCAACTCTCTCCAGACATTCAACCATTCACTATGCACTGTGTCCAATGTTTGATAATGTTCTCTGATTTTTTTAGTATAGTCTTTTTGGTAACCAATTATTTTACATGCTTGTCCACTATTATCAAGCACTGGATAATCTATGTCTGTCTTCTTATCATTGTAATATTTTGTGCAGTCTGCAGTGCTGATATTTGGATTATTTTTGTATGCTCTATACAGTGGAATATATTTTGCATTTAGGTTTGGCATTTCCTTTCTTAAATAAACTAATTTGTATGCTCTATCTTTATCACAAAGATTGTATTCATCATCTGTCATATTGTCAGTGTTTACAAATGTGCTCATCAACTTGCTCATTGTATCATTGATATTTAGGTGTCTTCTAGTGAATTTATAGTTTCTGTATTCTTTAATATTTTTATTGACAAAAACATGTTGATCTTTTTTTACATAGTGTGATTCAAAAAGATATAATTTAGTCTTGTAATCCTTTTCAGTTTTTTTATATTGTCTAACACAGATTGGTTTTTTATTGTTTAGATAGTGTGTTTTTACAAGAGTGAGAATATCTTCTAGCAAAGGTTTATGTTCTAGTATTGGCTTTGTATAGTCATTTTCATATTCAGTATGTATTATTTGAAATGTAGCTGATTTGATAAGTAATTGCCCAATTTCTCTAGACCAGTGTGTCATTTTGTATATGACATATACAAAGATTGTTACATTTAAGTCAGCACTATTATAAAAAAAAGTTACACTATCAACAGCGCACAATATGGTTTCTGCCACCAGAATCAACCAGGCGAGATGACCAGTTGTTGGCACTGTCATAATGCCCATGGTTGGAATAATCAGATTCCAGCTTACCAAGACGCTGAGTGAGTGCCTCAATGTCTGTAGTAAGCTTAAGAACAAGTTGTGTCAGCTCCTCAATCTTCTTCTCTGCCTCCATCTTTAGTTTTTGTGATATATGATAGTATAAAAATGGTATTGTAGACAGTTTATTATTTCAATTTTTATTCCAATAATCAACAAAATTTTGAAGTCTTCTTTGATGCTTTTTATCTAAACTACCCATATATTTAATATATTTTTCTTTTGAAAAGTGAACAGCAATATGATCATCATCACATTCTTCATCTGAATTACAATTTTCACACTCATCAGTTTGATCTATGCAATCAGTCCAGATAGGATCTAATTCTGCCTCAGATTTTAAAATTTTGAAAGTACCATCAAATAATCCAATAATGTATGGAAAATCATAATCAGTACAATAGAGATGAAATTCTATGTTTTCTATGCTATTATTTTGTTTCTGTATTTCACCCAAATATGCTTTCCAAAAATTTAATTCAGCATCGTCAAAATAACCACAAATTTTGGCACAAGGTGATAATAGTGAAAATGTATAATCAACGGAATGATTTGTCAAATCAACATCTGTTTCACAATGGCGATTGTATACGTCTAACAATGATTTATCTATATTTGACATATCACATTTTAAACCAGATGGATTAACAAAAATATATTCTGACCATATACCCATTTTTATACATGTATAACAGACATTAAAAAGTTGTAATTAAACAAATCAATTTTTTCAATAAATTAAAAAATACTAACATCATTTTCATACATTTTTAGCATTTTATAAAGGTCTCCAGTGTAACATGATAAACTATTTTTAAACAGAATGTTAGTATTGTAAAATTTACAGCCCACAAATTTAGAATCACTGCAAAAATAAAAGTTACTAAATTTGCAATTTATAAATGTACAATTCATGAAATAAGATGATTTAAAATGATTTGATTCTTCATCATGTTTAAATTCAGTATCAGTAAATATAATACCAAGAACAATTAATTCATAACCTGAATAAGGTGGTTTTATTTTATGAACCACTTGATATGTGGACATGTCAATTTTTTCCAATATGGTTCTGATAGGGATGTCACCTTTTGCTAATTCATGACATAATTTTAATAAGATTGGCTCTTCTGTTATTATTTTTGGCAGTGAGCATGAGTCAACTGCAATACTAAATTTATCAACTTGTTGTGTTATAAAATATTTCGATAGTGATTCATTTAAACTGCACTTTATTTTATTGATTATGCATGAACCTATATTTTCAAATGTAAGATTGAGCAAACTGTATCCAAACATGTATTTTCTTGTTGGAATGAAAACAGTCCCATCATAAAAGTCATGATTGAACATTGAATAACACACATCATAGGTATTATGCGGCAACATGAAGAAATATTTGCCATCAACACACACAATTAGTGACATTAAAAAATGAAGTTCTCTATTCAAAACCATTGTTTTGTTTGATGGCAAATTGGTCATAGGGTCAGTATGTTTATGTTTAAACCATTTCCTCAAAGCTGCATGTGAATAAACCTGGCCATCATTTTCAGCCAATACACATGGATCACTTGGAATTTCATATATGATGGGACATATTAAATTCCAATCCGTGATATCAATTGGAATTTTGGTAAAATGGTTCATGGAAATTTTAACTTGTGTTACTGATATCATCATGAATAATGTTCTGCTACTCTCATTAGGATATGAGAGTAGCAATATATTTCAATATTTATTTGTAGAATTGGTGTGCATTCTATCAACACAAATAATGCGTGATCCATTTTTTACACCATATTCCCTTACTTTTTTGTCACCAGTCAATATTTTGTTCTGATACACCACTGCAGTATAATTCCATCTTCTGGTCTGTCGACATAATTTTAGTAATTGATCCCCTGTTATATCAAATGGTACTTTTAATTCAAATAGATTTGTGAATAGAGTCATCAAAAATGGTGCATCTGTATAATCATTAACTGTTTTACAAAGTGGGCATGTTATCACATTTTCTTTTTGTATTGCAAGTATACAATCAATACAAAAAGAGTGTTTACATCTTAATTCTTCCATTTTTGGCATCCCTTCACTAAGACACACAGAACACATATCATGTTTATAATCTATTGTTACACTAAAATAAGTTATCAGATCAAAAATTGGATGAGATGGATTTTCGGCAAGTATATTGAATTTATAAAGAACATCATATGACAATTTTATGATCTCAATAATGTTTTTGGAAAGTATTTGATCTCTTGTTAATCCAGATGTTCCATGTATAGAAAATCCCTGGACCCTGTTTTTTCCCATCATTTTTTTTGGATCCATATCATCATCAATAGCCAATTCATCGGTAGTTGATCCATGTGCAACCAAAAAGTCATACATGTTTTTATTGAATGATGAATTTATAGTGTATGTTATTAAGTAAAGTAGTGGTGTAAATCCACAATCATGATATTTAAGTGACATACCTTTTTCAACTAACTTTTGGGCAAATATGGTTGAATTGAAGCGGGTTGCAATATGTAATGAATTATTTGGTAATGCATCCAGAGTAGTTAAGTCTACAATTTTACAAAAAATGTGATAACCTTTTGTAAATAATAAAGGATCCTTTTTTTCAGTGCCACTGTTTAACAACACTATCATAATATGCCATACAGCCTTATTATCACAGTACTTTGAGTCAAAGTCAAGTATAAATTCAGCTAATTCAAATGAAAGTGTTTTCAGTGCACATATAAAATTACTGTCATATTCTCCAGATGTTTCTATTTCTTGTTTTAGAGATGATTGATCTAATTTCTTAATCCAAGTCATTATGTAATTCTCAGTTGGTCGAACACTATTCCAACAATTACGTGCAGCTATTTTGTAATATAGGCTTGTCATGTTTGGATATGTCCCAAAATAAAATATGGATAGAGTGTCAAGCAAATTCAATTTTATTTAGCTGATTTATAAAAATTAATGATTGCAATGTAAGAATGTAAACATAATTTTATTATAAACCAAATATTGCGTCTTGCTGAAAAGGCGTGTATGTCGATCACATGGAACAATAAAATAGATCATTAAAATAATGACATTATGACAAACAATAGGAACTAATATTTGTTCTTATTGTTTTTTTATTTATTTATTTTTTTGGTTTATGTGATAGGATACTAATGATCATATAAACCAATAAAATAAATGACAATGATGAACTGCATGATGGAATAAAAATGCTTAATATCCATCATACAATTATTACATTGTTAACTATTTTATTGATTATATGATAGTTAACATATATACTTTTTAAAATCAAACAATATCACTTTCTTCTAAATCCAATAAATAAGCTGACATCCTCAGTAATTTTTATTTTGTTCATTCTTCACAAAATAAAAATTGTCATCCTCACCTTTGGTTCCTCAGTAATTTTTATTTTGTTCATTCTTCACAAAATAAAAATTGAAAACACCAGACACTTAATACTTATTATAACTAAACACAATAATATCCTGACAATGATTCCAAAATACTTACTTTTTTTAGGATTATTATCAGTTGCACATTGTGATAGTAGCAATATGTCAAAAGCAAGTATGGATGATCAATCAATATCACTGGCACAAATGGATGAAAAAATAAACAGAATGAATAAACTTGTCAGTGATTATTTACATGACACAGTTAGTATGATTAAACAGGTTGGTGAAAAGCAAGTTGATATATATGTTGGTATGTATATTGAACCACGATTGAATGCTTTATTGCAAAATAATATGAACATCATAATTCCAAAGTTAATGGATATGTACATGCAGGAAAACTTTTTTTCTTTCTTAAAAAGGGAAGAATCTGTGGGGAAACTCATGAATAGACATAAACAAGACATAATTGGTGCATTTAGCAAAGAGATCACTGCGGTATATAATGATGCATTAGTAAATATCTCATCTGATCCACTTTACAGTTTGACAGTCCAACAAAATATTAAACATCATCAAAAATTATTTGGTGACCTAATGACTGCAACCAAGAAAGAACATCATGTCATGTTAGAATCTTTTAAAAGCATTATGGATGATCAAATAAACAAATCAAAAATTGATGTGATGACCAAAGAGATAGAAAAAATAAATGCAAACAAAGCAGAGGAACTGCAAACAATTATTGATAAAAAATTTGCTGACTATGAGGCAAAAATAAATGGCAAAGTTAAAGAGATGAGTGATGCAAATACTGGATTATTTCAAATGGGAATTGCTTTCACTACCAGCTACATTATTGTGAGAACATTTTTCGATGACATGAGAAAAAGTAAAAGATAAAATATTTTGGTTACTAATTATTGAACAAAATACCTGCTCTGCCATAATTATAACATAAAATATTTGTAGATTCTGCCAGAATCTCAATAAGTCCATGCGATTCACTTTTAACAAATAAAATAGTTGAGTCAATTGATGAAAAATTGATTGTATGGTCGAAAATGCGTTGATAACAATTTTCAGAAATTTCAGTAAAATTATCAGTACAATATTTTCCATTGTGTATAAGCTTAATATCCTCTAATTTACAAGATGATTTGATAATTATCCTTTTAGTTGGATGGTTAAAACTTAACATAATTTTACACCCTTCTTTATTATCATTAACGTAGGTACTATTCACGTGACAAATATTGATCATAAATTTATAGTTATTATTATGAATACAATCAGTCAACTTGCATATGTCATATTCTATTTCAAAATCATCAGTTGATTCAAAATATAAATAATATGATCCATATTTGTCAATAGGAAGCATATTATTTTTCATGCAGTCAAATGGATATTCATCATTTATAATTTTAGGATATGCATCAACAATATAAATACGATCGCGACACCATTCATATTGTATCAAAAGATGTTGAATACTGTTAATGTTTGATACAATCCTAAAATTGGCATATCCATATTCAGCCTCATTGTATTTTTCTAATTTAATAAATTTTGCATCTTTGGACACAACACATCTTTTTTTCTTAATAACACTCCATTTGGGTTTAAATTCAATATATTTGTCATAATAATTGTCCTGTCTACCACGAAATATTTCATGCAATTCTAAATCACTAGTAACACTATATGACATTTTTATATTATGTACATATACAAAATACACTAAAAAATAGACACACACTATTTTACCAAAAAATTGATATCATGAAAATGTAATAGTATCATTGATATTTATGTTAAATATATGTATGCCAATACATTGCACACAAGAATTTATAGATCATTATTACCAAATTTATCAATATGTGAAAAACATTAGGACAAAAAAGAATATTTTATTTGTCAAAGGCAACAAGGATACAAAGTTTTTTAATATAAGTGATTATGATATCATATATTGTTTGCCAAGACCAATAAAAAAAAAGTTAACAAATAAAAGACATATATTTGACACAATCTATTCAATACCTACATTTGTGGAATCAGTGAGTGAATCATTGAATGGTTTGTGGATAGAAAAACCAATTAGTGGCTCATGTGGAAATGGTATTGCAATTGTGTTGGATCCAGGATTGTGGCACAGAGAAAAATACATTTTACAAAAATATATTATGCCACTACTTTACAAAGGTTATAAATTCGACATACGAGTTTTAGCCTGTTATTGTTCAAATGGTAAACGATATATTTTACAAGATGGTATTATGAGATATGCATCCAAAAGATTTGCCCCAGATACAGATCCAATAAAACATATCACAAACATATCATATCAAAAATTTTGTTCCAGTTATCATCATGTACAACATTTTCCCCAGTTATTGAGTATGATGTGTTACTACAAAAGGTTAATGAGAAAAATAAACATAATCATAAATGATATTCTTGATAATATTTATTGCAAGATAACAAAGACACATACATTCAGAATAATTGGATTTGATATTATTTTTGATGATAATGAAAATGGATATTTTATTGAGTGCAATTCAATGCCAGACATAGATTATGCAAATGAAATCTTGAAAAAGTTCATAGATGATAATATTTATAAATTGATCAATTATGGTATTAAAAATAGTATGATATGTAGATAAATACAGAAAAATTGAAATTTCTAATGGCATGCCTGCCTATTTTACCAATAATAGTAAAAAATGGTCGATACTGACACAACACCAAAATACAAGGAATGCACTGAATCAGTTGTGCATTTTTATGATGAACAATTTCTTGAGAATCCTTTATTTAGAGAAATCGCAAAGACATCATACAAACTTTGTGAGGCAGAAATAAAAAAAAAATCCAGATATATGATTAAATTTGTGCCAATCGGGCAATGTGCTAAAGAACTTCATGGAGATTCAAGTCTTGCACTTGAGTGTACTTGTGTTGCTATTGATAATCATGGTGATTGTGTTGTGGCCAATGCTTATACAGAAGTAAGTTGTCACAACACACTGCCATATGAGTCACTATTTGAAAAATTACCAACTATCAAATACAGGATATTTGATGAAGATAGTATTCCATTGCAAAATCCATTGATTGATTTGGTTTTGGCAACTAATTTACCACCAACATATCAAACCATCTATGATGATGATCTATCTATATTCGGTCATGAGCATATTACATTGATTGAAGCATTTTTGACACAATTAAAGGTTGTTGCAAAAATGGTTACTATTGCATAAATAATAAAATATGTTCTCAAAGAACATAATTGCAGTTAAACATTTGATTTAGGGATATATGTCATTATTTTATTTATTATGAATGTTGAAGAGTTGCATCAAAAATATGGTATTGATCCACTGGCTGATATACCAGAACCAAATGATGCTGAATGTGTGTTTTGTAATGAAGCCATTAATTTGATGAATGAGACAAATTTGGATGACAAGACATGTGGATGCAAATATTCATTTCATATAGCATGTATTACAAAATGGTTTGGAACAGGTAAACATGAATGTATCATGTGTCACACATTTATGTCAAAAATAAAAAATGTAGAAATGATTCAACTTGAGCAAACAAAATATAATAAAGTTTTTCAACTGGATAACGATCTTAATGATATTGATGTTACAAAATCGTCGGTTAAAGTTGACTACATATTTTTAGATGCAGATGAAAGGCAGCGATTTGCACAGACCGGACATGACTACCTTATGGATCATGTGAGCAATGTCACGGTTAATTCTGATAGTAATAGTGTAATAGATATGCCTATATATTTTTGGTGAAAATATTATTATTGATGACAATTTAATTCTTAAACAATAATCCGGACAACCCATCAAAATAATAATAAATATTTTTGTTTTCAACTATTACATTGATTGTGCCATGTAATGGTGCATCAGGTTCACGATCAGCAATCAAAAGAGCTGCTTCAATTCTGGAAAAATTGACTGTGTGTGCAAAAATACGTTCATAACAATTTTCAGCTATTTCTGTGAAATTTGTAACACAATACTTTTCATCCAGAATGATTTTAATATTTGATAATTTTTCGGATGATTTTATTATTATTCTTTTAACTGGATGGTTATGATTTATTTTACATTTGACAGTTTCACCAGAAATAGTATCCGAGTCATTTGCAAGATAATCATTCACCATGTATGAATATTTGTTCAAATGGTGATGACGTATTATTTTGCATATGAAGTATTCTATTTCAAAATCATTGGTCGATTTGTATTTCAAAAAGTAATAACTATTTTTTTTAACAGGTATCACATTATAATTCATGCAATCAAATGGATGCTCATTACGCAAAATATTAGGATATGCATTTGAAATATAGCTATCAAATTTATTATTGCCTTCATTATACCATAATGTAATCTGTTCTATGCTATCAATATTTGATAAAATTCTAAAATTGGCATATCCATATGGATAATCATCATAAGTTTCAAATGCAATTGTAGTTGCATCCTTTGATACAATACATTTTCTTTTTTCTAAAAAAAACCATTCTGGACAAGATTGAGTCATTGTTTCAAAATATTTATCTTGGTCACCATAATATATTTTCTGCAATTCATAATCAGTTTTAGTCCCATATGACATTTTTATATTGTGTGTATACAAAAAATATGATAGGTAAAACACACAGTAAAAATAATTGAAAAGTATATTCATAATAATAAAATGTGATACTAGAAAAGAATATTATTGTGATGTCAAATGGTAAATATATATTATATGCACGCGTTAGTTCTCATAGTTGTGACCAAATAGTATCATTGCAGAAACAGATTGTTATCCTGAATGATTTTGCCAAAAAAGAAAAATACAATATTGATGCCACAATAACAGATATATGCAGTGTAGGGAAATCACTTTCGATCCGCCTAAAAACAGAATTAGAAAAGACTCAAGGTGATAATATTTTAATAGTCAGTGCGATTGACAGAATATCTCGCAATATAATGGATATCAAATATTTAAGAGATCATGTCAAAACAATTATAACCTTGGATGCAATATATGATTTAAAAACTAATTGGACAACTATTGCAGAAAAGTTAATTATGGGGACACAAGAAATAGAAAATATCAGAGATAGGATAAATAGAAGCAAACATAAAAAAAGGAAATATTCAAGTCTGAGAGAAGGTATGATAAAAAAACTATTGAGGAAAGAAAAAATAATAAATTTGATTGTTGATTATTATTTTTGTTCTCCTCAGCTTGTTGAAAAAATATTTGAGATTGTGACACAATCTCAAAATTTGGATACATGCGAAGAATGGGAAAATATGAATAACAAAAATACAAAGTTAAAAGGTGAGGATATATTAAAGTCATATAAAAATCTTGAAAAATATGATAAATTATCCAAAAGTGATATCATGTACTATGTCAATGTTATATTTGAGACAAATAGTATATTTGTGGACAAAAATATATTATCAGAATTTATAAATTGTGCCATATGCCTAGATAAACACAAAAAAAATATGTCATGTGAAGTAGATACATACATAAAATTATTAACTGATGATTTGGCAAAGATATCTTTTAATTCAATCGATGATGCAATTGAAGATTTAAATGTAATGAAAGATTTGAAAATAATAAAAGATAATATGAATGATGAACCAAAAATAGCACTTAAAAAAAGAAAGTTATCCTAAGTACTAAAATATAATCGTGATCGTTCATCATCACAGACAAGTACATTGATAGACTCTGCCAATATGTCAAACATAACACCTGGTTCTGTTTTCATAGTTAGAACTGGACTGTCAATTTTGGAAAAATTAATAGTTTCATCAAATTTACATTCATAATAATTTTCATTTATTTCTACAAAATTGTCAACATAACACATTTTATTAAACGTAATTTTGATATCGGACAATTTTCCGGATGATTTGAGAATTATTCTTTTAATTGGATAGTTAAAATGTAACACAACGCCATATCTATCATCATAAAAAGCTTGACCAAGGGACTGATACAAATCTGTAAAATATTTATATTCACTATGACTATCACATAATTTGAATATGTCATATTCTACCTCAAAATCATTAGTTGAATCTGAGACTAAACAACATTTCTTATTTTTATTAGATGGCAATATATTTTTTTTCATGATATCAAATGGATACTCGTCTTTTATAATGTGAGGATATGCTTCAGATATTATTTCACCGGTATGTTCTATTTTAAGATGTGTGATAGAATCAATGTTTGATAAAATTCTAAAATTGGCATATCCATATTGATCTTCATCACATTTTTCAAAATCAACAACAGAATAATTTTTGTGCACAGTAACTCTCTTTTTCTCCAGAAAAGTTCCAGTGGGTTTGTTTTCAATTAATGATGCAAAATATTTGTCATGTTTTCCACAAAATACTTTATGTAGTTCCTTATAACTTAATTTGATAAGTGACATTTATAGTTTATGTCTGCATAAACTATAATGTTATCAAAACACACTTTATTCAAAAAAATTGATTTTTGTGATTGACTGATTGTCCAATTCTTATTGTGCCCCAAAAATATACTATGAGTGATTATCCATCACTGACAGAGATTAAGAAATCGATAAAGGAGGTGACATGTGCAGTTTTTATGATAACATTTTTAGTGATCGGCGGTATTATCTATGCCACTGGATGTAATCCACATACAAACTGCTATTCTTCAGATAAGTTTACAGGTGTAGTAGCAGAAAACATTTTTGAACCTTATGATTGTACAACAGAAACCATCAATGGTCTCACTCCATACACTAGCGAATGTGTAGAATATGCTACAACACCATCATGTAGGTATTCTGAATCGGATGGATGTTTTGGTAGGAATGTTTATTACAAATGTGTAAGATATCAATCATACACATGTTTCAACCGTACAATCAAAATTGCGTACAATGGTGACAAAATGTGTATTGTCTCAGAACAACGGTTGATAACAAATACAACTGATGATCTACAAAATGGATCAACAACCACAATTTTTATTGATGACAAAAATGTGTGCTCATTTACAAGTGCCCGTATCACAAATTTGCAGTCGTGGATTGGGTTTGGTTTCATGATGATACCATGTGTAGTGGTAGGTGTACCACTTGCATTTTTATTGATTTGTTGTTGTTGTAATTCGTTTGATGAAAAGAAAGAAACAGTGATTTATAACCCAACATGGTGTGCACTTCCACCGGTATTTCCCAGGGATTCAATGAGAGATCCGTGGCCAACGGTATATCTCAGATATCCAGCGAGATATGTGTAGTATGTTAGAAGATCACATGTTCACTGGTGCACTTTCTGGTGTAGTGGTAGTGATACAGCCAGCATTATCATAAATAGTCATCTGTATATCTTCTTTAATGCCAGTAAATTTGATGTACATATAAAATGTCCACGTTTCGGAACATTTAATATAGGTTGTATATGATGACATTTCATAATCATCATACTTTTTTTCATTATCAAGCGGCACATACAAAAGATTATTAGATAGACGATGACATACATTATCTATCATTACTTTATTATAATCTAAAAAGTCATGCCCATTGACCTGTAATATTATATTTTTAATATTATTTATGTCATTACATTTTATAAAATATCCTTTTATAAATCTGTGAAAATATGTGTTGTCTGTATCACCAAGTATCAACCGGTATACTGTATCACCATTATTAGGAGTGATCGTAAAATTGGAATATGTATTGATACAACATGATAGTTGATAATGCGGATTATTACGAATATCATGGAGCAAAGCAACATCAAATACCACAGTTTCTGCTATCAATTCGATCTTCATATTTTTAAAATAGCTGTCATCACTTTTTTCTATTATAAAACATTTTGATTTGTGCGATGGTGTGAAAAAATAAGGTAGGCATGATAAAACTAGACAACATGAATATACATCATCCTTGATCCTTGTTATTTTGCTTGTTGGTAACAATAATAACAGATCTATCGGCAAAAATCCAAAATTGTCTAGATATGAATATGAGATAAAACCATTAATAAAAAATGTCTGAAACCATGAATCAATACATTTTTCATTTATGATTAATCTGCGCAATTTATGAATGTCATTTAGTGTACCAGTTATTATTAATTTTAGTGGTCTGGCAATATCACTGTAATTCCAATGATGCAAAAAAAATGTTTTGTCACTCTCCTCAAATAAATCATATGTATATTTTTTGATGAAGTTTATATTGTGTGTTAAGATGGTATGATCCAAAAATTTAATTTTTGGATCAGTTACCTCATATATTTTTTTCATTAGCAACCCCATTAAATGACCATATGATTTATCTATTTTATCATTTTTTAGTACAATATCATTCCATACTTTTCCAGATCCTATAGATTTTTGGTCATGAGATTCGGCAAAATAATTATCAAAGGTACTTTGGGAAAAATGGTTTTTTAATGTATCGTTAATATTGTGATCATGCATCCATTTTTTAAAACAATTGTAAACCCGCCATGAATTTGTGAATTTAGTTGGTTTTGTGACGATTTCTGTGGTTGTGAATCTGTCAATCAATGTTTTGCACACTAAATCTAATTCATAGTGTTCCATTTGGTCAATAGTAATTTTATCATCATCCAGCATTTTCATATAAAGATTATAAATATGTTTGTCATCACCATTGAGTTCATGTTGAACATCAGTTAATAATTCTTTATCCATCTATACTTTTATAAAAGTAGTTATGTCCATATGTATGTTATTGTAACATATACACAATAAAGATTTGCCTAAAAAATTGATTTATCATATGTCATGAACCATCATATAAATAACTAACAACTATTATGTGTCAAAAATGGACATTAGGAAATACATATTGGATAATTTTGACATATCATTAGACAATGAGTGTGACCATCTGTCAGCAAAAATAAGTGAATTGTTTATAGACAATATTATTGACGATGAATGTCATGATGGGATGTATTTAAATATTGTGGGTATGTACTATCGAAAAATAAAAAAAGATTATGATAAAATGAAAGAGTATTATCTTGAGGCAATTAAAATGAAAAATAGTTATGCAATGGTTAATTTAGCACTGTATTATGATGAGATAGAAAAAGATTATGACAAAGTGAAGGAATATTATTTGATGGCCATTAAACTAGGAGATCGTGGTGCAATGGTTAATTTAGGAGTTTATTATGCCAGTATAGAAAAAGATTATGATAAAATGAAATATTGCTACCTAGTGGCTATTGAACTGGGAGATGTTGATGCAATGTATAATTTGGGCTTGTATTACCAGAATGTAGAAAAAGATTATGACAAAATGAAGTATTATTATTCAATGGCCATTGAATTAAAAGTGATTGATGCAATGTATAATTTAGGAATATATTACAAAATAATTGAAAAAGATTATGACAAAATGAAACAGTATTTTTTAATGGCTATTGAATGTAAAGATAGTGATTCTATGAATGCTTTAGAAATTTGTTATGAAACAAAAGTAAGTATAGATCCAAAATTAGATCAGAGACTTTCACTAATGAAAATTGACACTTGCCCAATATGTTTTATGGAAATTAAATTGATACCATTCGACTGTATGTTACATTACTTTTGTATTGATTGCACTTGCAAAATTGATAAATGTGCACTATGCAGATTCCCAAAAATTTAATATTGTAATTCTAAGGATATTGCTTTATTGGCACAGATTCATCAATATAGGCAGTAATGATACCAGCTGTTGACCTCATTTTTTCAATCACATCATAAACATCTGAAATTGCAACTGATGCACTATAATAATTTTTTAGTCTCATATGTTCAATATTTTGTAAACCAAAATGAGAAAGTATATCTGGAGTGACACCATCACTTAATTTTATTGTTACACGCCTGGTATTCCAATTTTGTGACATCTATACAAATAATTTACATAAAATATGTGGCTGAAAAACTTTATTTATTCAATTTTAATAAATAATGAGCACTATGTATATTCTCAAAAAAATAAATAAAAAATATATAATATTGGCTATATGAATTTTTCTTGTGGAGATTGTATGGATGTTTGGAATTGTAGTTGGTGTAAAAATAGGTTTTGTGATGATGTGTGTTGTCCATTTGTTCTGGAAGGAAAACCAATATACAACACTATGAGTGATGTGCACAGTGGACTATTTTATCAAAATGATACAGAAAAAGAAAGAAGGAAGAAAATAAGAAAATTTTTGAATACTCCTTTGGAAAACCAATTTTTTTTATGCAAAAAGTGTAGAGCTAAATATATTGAAAATAATGTTCGAAAAGGACGCCATAAATATGTCATATAAAATATTGAGCCATCTGTTATAGTAATGAATATTTACACTGTGATTTTTTATTCTGATTGGGGACAAATTTATTGGAAATATGAGCCTGAAACAAAAACAGTCCCACATCACATTTCCAAATTTGTATTGAAAAAAGCAGATGAGCAACTTGGAATATCATATGATAACCAAAATATTGGCTGCAGATTTTATTTTATAAAGGATCAATACTGTGACAAATGGACATATTCTGTTGGTGAAGACATAGTTTGTATCATTTATGAAGTTGGTTATTTTGATCATGCATCCATGAAAATGGCTGGGAGCAAACTTTCTTTGAGTAAATAATAATTGTGTGGGTGTAAAAAATTTGTTAATGTAATATATTCATGGGTTTAGCTGATATAGGTGTGTTCACTAATGATAAATTAGTTGATCTGGTAAAAAATATTGACACTGTAAGAGAAGAAAGAAATGGTAGTTCAAAAAAGGCATTGGCAATGAATATTTCTAGTATTGTGGCAATCATAGTAGTTATTTACTTTATCTATGCTAATGAATCATGCAAAGGCAAAGTATTGACTGCAGTTCTATTGACAATATTATCACTATTATTAATGATGCAAATATGGTGCCACTATCAAATAAATAATTGGTTCAAACCATCAAATTATTACATCATGTTGGTCAATGATATCACACAACTGATTAGTCAAATAAACATATATTCCTCTGCAGCTGTATTAGGTGGTAGTGCATTGACCTTATTTTATTTATACAGACAGAGCAGACAATTTTAAAATGGCAATAAATATTTTTTTATGATTGTAATAACATGGTTTTTAATATGTTATCGCAAAAAATTGATTTTACATCTGAATACATATATTGTATTATATTGTAATATTAAAAAAACAATGCAATCATACACTTTTCAAATTATAGGCAATGCTGGTGTGGGTAAGACAAAATATATTGATAACTTATCTGGTGGTCATGGTTCATCTGTTGAATGGAACAATCAACCACTACATTATAGTGATAACCACGTGTTTATTACAGCAGCATGTTCCCAGCCAAATACAGATGTGGATGGACTTTTGTTGATGTTTGATTTACATAATCCAAAAAGTTTTGATGATATTGAAAAATATTTTGGCATAAATAAACCTAAAGTTTTAGTTGGCACCAAGCAAGATGACATTGTTCATGAAACTGATGATCCTGAACAAAAATGGTATGTCAAAAAATGGAGAGAGCTTCAAAATAATGGAACAAATATGCATTTTTATGAAGTCTCATCAGTATCAGGTTATAATGTTGAACAGCCGATTCAAAAATTACTTGAATCACAATCAGCTTAATACAAATATTGGTGCACAGTATTGTTAACAAATAATTCTTTTTAGTACAGGTGTTGTAGAAATAAAATAACCAGCATTATCATAAACGACCACTTCAGTATCTTTTTTTATATCAGTAAATTTAATGTGCATATCTAGTTCACAATACACAGTTTGATCAATATATGTTGAAAATGATGATAGACCATAATCATTATACTTTTTTTCAATATCAAATGGAATATACAAACCATTCATTTGAATATATCTTGAAAGCATATATGATATCATTTAGTTAATACAAAACATAAAGAACATGTTATTTTGATATATTTTGAGAGCATATTTGTTATCATTATGCTAGTACAAAACATATTCATCTCTTCATTTGAATATATCTTAAAAGCATATATGTTATCATTATGCTAGTACAAATCAGTCTTCATTTATTGATTTCATTAAAAGTCAATAGGTGGACAAATAGAAAGGAAACTTTATGACAAATATAAGGTATTTTAATAAAGTTTTCCCCCGTGACGAGATAAAACACACAAGACCTGTGTGTAAAATATGAAAAATCCAAAAAAATCTTTAAAAATGCAACTTTCAATATAAAAAAGTGTGTATAGCAAATTTTGCCAATATTTTTTTAGTGAAAAAATCTGTTTTTTTTCACTAAAAAAACGCGATTTTTGATGAAAAAATGCTCAAAAAATGAAAAGTATACAAGGATGCGAAATAAGAATGTTTTTAAAATAAAAAGTATAATAGGATGCAAATTGAGGGTGTACTTCTGTAGTACTTCTGAAGTACTTTAGTAGTACTACCAAGCGACTAACACACTTAAAAACATACATATTAAGTGACGAATATATCAATAAAATAATAATGTTCACATGTGAATTATGTGATGCAAAAATTGCAAATAAAGGTAATTTTTATAAACACAAAAAATATTTGTGTCCTGTCAAAATAGAACAAGAAAAAATAAAAATACTTGAATCACAAAATCAAATAAAACTATATTATGAAAATATAATAGAAAAGTTAAAAAGAGAGCATAATAAAAATATAAAAGAATTAAGGAATGAACTAAAAATAACTCAAGAAAAATTAGACAGGCAAAATAATAACTTTATAGCATTCATGCAAGAAAACCAAAAAACATCAACAACAACATTAGACAAATCTGTTGATGCATTAACATTTCTTATGACACATAGAAAAAATGCTCCGGAGCTCAAAAAGATAACCCAAGAAAATGCACAAGAATTATTAACACATGAAAACAAACTTTATGATTATTTACTTCATTTTAATAGTGAAAATAAGTTGGATCAATACATTGGTGACATTATTTTAAAGTACATTAAAAAAGAAAATCCGGAGGAACAATCTGTCTGGAACTCAGATGTGTCAAGACTTACTTTTCTAATAAGGGAAATTATTGATGAATCACCAACATGGCTCAGAGATCCTAATGGAGCTATGTTTAATGCAAAAATTATAACACCAGTTATTAGTGAAGTAAAAAAGTATCTAGATAAATGTTTGTATTCAAAAAATCCAGATAAGGTTAAACTTGATGATGACTCAGAACAATCAGATTCAAGTTCAGACGAGGAAGAAGAAGAAAATGACATATATGCAGAGAAAGCACTTATGAGACGTAGAGGAAACATATTAGGAACTATGGAAACATTAAGAAGTAAAAAATTCAAAAAAAGTTTGGCAGAATATATTGCATCACATATACCATTACACAAGATTGATAAGAAGGTTTCTAAAGATAATAAAACTAAGAATGCTACAAAGAAAAAGTCGGATGATTCATCTGACAGTGAACAAGATGAGAAACCCAGGAAGATCATAAGAAAGAAACCAATCAAAAAGTCAGATAGTTCATCTGACAGTGAACAAGATGAGAAACCTAGGAAAATAATAAGAAAGAAAAAATAATAAATCTAAATCAATCTATTCACACTTTCAATGCATCCCTCAACCCACCCCTGTTTCCTAGATACTATTTCACCTATAACATGAATATTGTCAGCTGGATTAGATAATTTCTTTAGTATTTGACTGAATTTTAAATCATTAAATGGTTTGTAATAATGTATTCCTTCATTCCAATACACTATTTCAATATCATCAGCTGTTTCAATATTTAGCTTTAATTCTTTTAATTTACTTGTTACTTTTTTAATTTGTGTTTTTTTATCATTGCCTAGAATTTTTTTCCAGTATTCAGCATTGTCATTATCTGAATATGATACCATTAGTATTTTATCAGTAATCATCAATATCTTCTGCAATTCATTTTTGACTATATTGTAACCTTTTATTTTAGAGGCATCATAACCATCTTTGTGCCATGTGTATATTCTGACAAATGGCACTGTTCCCACATAATCACTATATTTAAAATCAATCAATTTATTTAACAAATTTAATGGCTTGAGAGTTGTGGCCATTATAATTTTTCTTGTGTTGATATCATTATTTATTAAGAATGTATCATCAGCTAATTTTTTAATTTTGTCAACATTATAACTATGTTTGCAGTTAGATGTTTCTAGAGTATTTATTAAATCAGTCCAATAGATGTAAAATATTTTTTCGTGTCTGTGTGTCATATCATGTATATCATAATACTTAATGAAATATTCAACTGATGATTCTAAATAGTCATGATATTTACAATTTGCAATAAAGTCAGCTGTGAATTTTGTACCAAAATATTTAGTTAAAAATTGTTTAACAGTCAAGTTATCTATTTTTGATTTATGTTTATTGAATCCTTGCTTTATTTTTTTTATTGCATCATCCATATCATATTCCTCATCCAATAATGAATTGACACCAGATATAAATGTTTTTGGCTTTATTTTTAACTTTTTTAATAATTTCAATATATTTTCATTGTTATTATTTATGACACCTGCACCCAATTTTATCAATGAACCATGAAATAGTTTTTCATGAGCTCTGCCTCCAAAATATGATTCTTTTTCTAATAACAGTCCATTGTATTTTTTTGATAAAATATAATTAGCATACAGTCCACTAATACCACCACCAACTATTACATAATCAAATAACACCATTATGTTATAGTCATAGTTTTTATCATGTGCATTCAAAAATTAACATTCTCACTTTGTTTGCCAGCAATTTTTATTTTAAGTCGCTGTCGCAACTTAAAATAAAAATTGCCATTCTCACTTTGTTTGCCAGCAATTTTTATTTTATGTCGCTGTCGCAACTTAAAATAAAAATTGCATAATAAACAAAATACATAATAAGATATATGATAATAAAATACAAAAATGTCAGTCTATTTTGTTAATAATGGTGATAATGCAGAGTTAAGAGGTGACACTTTTTCAATATCTGTCTTGAATGATTATTGTGGTGCATATGAAGGAGAAACATATAAAATGCAATGTGATAAGATCAATAGATTATTATCTGGTGAACGTGAATTATTGTCTGGTAAAAGTAATTTATATGTCAGTTTTGAAGGTCGTGATGGTGAATCACGATTTACTATAGATAGTTCCGGTACGTTCAGATTAACAGGAGGAAGCGAGGGTCCCCCTTTTGGGGGCCGTGTATCAATTTTCTGTGATTATGAAAGTAATAGGGAAGAACTTGATAAATTTATGCGTTATATGTTAACATGTATTGATCTAACAGGTACTGATTATGAAAGTC